ATCTTGTAGACACTGCAGAACTTTTAGGCATTATTGAAAAAGGTGGGGCTTGGTATACAGTTCTTGGTGAAAGACTACAGGGCAGAGCAAAGGTAATTGAATACCTAAAAGACAATCCAGAGAAATTAAAAGAACTTGAATCAACAATTAAATAACAAATATACTTTATATCCTGGTAAGTTTATTTGCCATACATGTAAAGCAATAGCAGCAACAGCAAGGATGTATAAAGAAACACAAGAGTTAACGTGGATGTGTGCTGAAAAGCATTTGTCTAAAGTTTCTTTTAACGTAAGAGGATATTGATGAGTGAGCGTAGCGAGTTAAAGCGAATCGGTGCTAAACCACATGTCAATTCAGGTAGAGGACCAGTCAAGGCTGATGGATCATTGGATGACTTCGTTGTAGATGTCAAGGAATATTCCAAATCCTATTCTGTCAGCCAAGACTCTTGGGCTAAGATTGTATCAGACACAATGAAAGTAGATAGAAAAAAGGATCCAGCACTTATGGTAGTTTTAGGCGAAGGAAATAAAAAAGTTCGTCTTGCTATAATAGAGTGGGAAGTATTCGAACAGTTGAGAGAGAGCAATGGAAACAACAGTTGATATATTAAATAAAGTATCTGTGTTAAATGACATTTCTGAATATATGAAAGACGAAGAGTTAACTAATGCATTAGTAGTAGTTGCTAAATTAATTTCAAACCCAGATATCCCTCCAGCAAAGGCTACATTATTAATAACTCAGTTACAAGCATATTCTGCAAAGTTTGGAATGCTTGCATCTTGGTACTCTCATGTAAAAAAAGATGAAAGAGTAAAGAAAAATTTATATTATTCTGCTAGAGAAGCAATAGATAAACTAGTTGATGCTCTTAAATATAGTGTAAGGACTTACTAATGAGTAAAAGGCTGGTAAATAAAATTAATACAAAAGATTCAAATTCAATAAATATAAACTCTAATGATATTATTAAAAAAATACATGAGGGGTATGAGGCTCAAAGCAAAATAAAAGATGGAGTAAGAGTAAGAAAAGGATTTACAGCATCTGGATTAACTTATGGTGCTGGTCATTGTCCAAGAATGTGGTACTTGTGGTTTGAGGGAAATGAAGCAAAATCAAATAATGACTGGTATTCAGTAGCAAACATGGACTCTGGAAACGATAGACATACTAGAATTCAAGAGGCTATGGATACTGCAGGTATCTTGATTACAAAAGAAGCGATATTAAAAAACGAAGATCCAGTTATATCTATGAGGACAGATGCAATAATAAAGTGGGAAGATCAAGAAATTCTTACTGAAATTAAAACTATGTCTGAAGATTCATTTCAAAGAGCATATAAGCCTAGAAGATATCATATAGAACAATTATTAATCTATATGCGGGTAATGAGAAAAACATTTGCATACTTAATATATGAATCAAAGAATAGCCATGAGATGAAGTTTTTTGATATTCATATAAATCAAAAATATAAAGACTTTACTAATTACTTATGGGACTGGATGAAAAAAGTTCAAAAGGCTTTTGATGATCAAACCCTTCCTGAAAATCCTTATAGAAATAAATATAACTCAAAGGTTTGTAAGTCATGTGATTTTTTTGAAGCATGTCAAACTAAGCCTGAAGGTGTTATTAAAATTGAGGCTAGGAAAGAACTTGAATGATAAAGATATGCCAGTGGTGCGAAAAGGAGTTTAAGTCTGTTAGCAAAAATCAGATTTATTGTAAATCAGAATGTCGCATTGAGTCAACTAAACAAAAAATTACTCAAAGATATCAAACCTCTAAGTTTAAAAATAGAATTGGTAAAGAAAGAAGATGTGCTGGAGGTTGTGATACTTTGTTAAGTGTTTACAATGATGCTGGTTTTTGTGATAACTGTTTGGTAAATAACAAGAAGGTAGACAAATTTATAAAAGACATAAAGGATTATTTTGATTATGAAAAAAAATAAACTTTTATATGTTGGACATCCTAAAAGTATTTTAGCAATAGATGCCTCTACTAACTCTATGGCTTTCTCTGTTTATGTAGAAAAAAAGTTAGTTAAGTTTGGAAAGATTAACTTTCATGGTAATCATGTTTATGAAAAAGCAGGGGATGCATGCAAAAAACTTATACCTTTTCTAAAAGATTTTGATGTAGAAGCAGTTGTTATTGAGTCTGCAATATATACAAACTCACAAAAAACCGCTATGTACTTGGCTTTAGTTCAAGGAGCAATTATTGGATCAGTACAAGTTTATGGAAATAGAAATGTTGTTTCTTGTTCTCCTGTTGCTTGGCAAAATTGGATTGGAAATAAAAAGTTAAGTAAAGAAGAAAAACAAGTTATTAGGAATGCTAGCCCTGATCATTCATTTTCTTGGTATAAACAAAAAGAAAGAGAGTTCAGAAAAGCAAGAACTATAAAATATGTAAACATAAATTTTGATATAAATACAGATGATGATGATGTTGCTGATGCTATAGCAATAGGTTGGTATGCAACTAATAATTGGAATAAACTAGTAAATGAACCTAAAAACATTGACAAGGCTCAGGGTTAGTGATAGAATGAAACTGTATACAAATAAGGCTTGGCTAACTAAAAGGGTTATAAATGATAAAAAGACTCCTGAAGATATTGCAAAAGAATGCGGATGCAGTACAGAGACTATCTATGTATACATGGCAAAATTTAATATTAAAAAAACGAAGAGGAAATAATGGCTGAGTATAAGACTCCAAACTTTGAAAAAGAACTAGAAGATAGAATGAAGTTTATTCGTGATATCTCAACCCAAGCACCTGCGGGTAGAAAGATCTTGGATGAATGTTTAGATATAGCAGAACTACTTATTAAAAAGAATCAATCATATGGTAGTTCATATAGCCATCCTATAAATATATTTAGTAAGTCTACCCCAAAAGAACAGATATTTATTCGTATTGATGATAAACTTAATAGAATACACAAGGGCAAAGAGTATGCTTCTGAAGATACTATTTTAGATCTTATTGGATACCTTGTATTATTAAGGACATTAGATGACAACAGATGATTTAGTAAAACACTTAGACCTTGTAAACCAAGTTGCTTCTGAGTACTTAAAAGGTTTTGATGCTTCTCAAATTTCAAACACCTTGGATATTCCACGCCCAAGAGTTATGGCACTGCTTAACGATTGGCGTTCTTTAGTTTCAAATAATCAAGCCATTCATGCAAGAGCAAAAGAAGCACTTGCTGGAGCAGATCAACACTACTCATCTTTAATTAGAAAAACATATGAAGTTATAGATGCCGCAGACTCTACTGCAAATCTAACAGCAAAAACAACCGCTATCAAACTGATAGCAGATATTGAAAGTAAAAGACTTGAGATGCTGCAAAAAGCGGGGTTGTTAGATAATAAAGAAATAGCAGAACAAATTATTGAAATGGAAAGAAAGCACGACATATTAATTAAAATACTAAAAGATATTGCTTCATCTCATCCTGAAATAAGGGAAGAAATTGTAAAAAGACTTTCAGAGATTCAAACTGAGGTGATTGTAATTGACAATTGATTTTAGTGATTTTATAGAAGCATTGGATGAAAGTCCTTTTTTAGAAAACCCAGTAGATGTTAGAACATTTGTTACAGGTAAAGATTATTTAAATCAACCAGAGTTATCTGAATATCAATATACTCTTGTAGAATGTATGAGCCAAATATATAAAGAAGAAGATGTTGAAAGATGGTTGGGTAAAGAAGAAGGAAAAGATCATTATAAAAAATATACTAAGCAAGAAGTTATTCTTATGTGTGGAAAAGGTAGTGGTAAAGATCATACTTCTACTATTGGTTGTGCTTATATTGTATATAAACTATTATGTTTAAAAGATCCATCAAGATATTTTGGCAAGCCATCTAACGATGCTATAGATTTGATTAACGTAGCGGTAAACGCTCAACAAGCGAAGAACGTATTCTTTAAAGGCTTTAAATCAAAGATTGAAGGATCTCCTTGGTTTGCTGGAAAGTATGAAGCAAAGGTAGATAATATAGAATTTAATAAATCAATTACAGTTTACTCTGGACATTCTGAGCGTGAATCAGCAGAAGGATTAAACTTAATTTTAGCAGTACTAGATGAAATCTCTGGATTTTCAATGGAAACTTCTTCAGGAAATGATCAGGGTAAGACAGCAGATAACTTATATAAAGCATTTAGAGGATCTGTAGATTCACGTTTTCCAGATTTTGGTAAAGTAATACTATTATCTTTTCCTAGATTTAAAGGTGATTTTATTTCTCAAAGATATGAAGATGTGGTTGCAGAGAAAGAAACTACATTAAGAACTTATGAGTTTACAATAAACCCACTACTTAGCGATGATGATACAAATAATAAGTTTCAAATAGAATGGGATGAAGATCATATCATATCTTATAAGTACCCTGGAGTTTTTGCTTTACGTAGACCAACGTGGGAAATGAATCCAACTAGAAAAATTGAAGATTTTAAATTAGCATTTTTTACAGATCCTTCAGATGCTTTAATGCGTTTTGCCTGTATGCCAACAGTTTCATCAGATGCATTTTTTAAATCAAGAGAGAAAATAGAAAAAGGTTTGTCTAATAGAAACCCATTAGATAGCGTTAGAAGATTTGATATTAACTTTAAACCAAATCCAGATACAGTTTATTATGTTCACGCAGATCTTGCACAAAAGCATGATAAGTGTGCAGTTGCAATAAGCCATGTTGATAAGTGGGTAAGTGTACAATCTTTTAATGACTATGAACAAATTGTTCCATTTGTTGTAGTAGATGCTATTGCTTGGTGGGAGCCACATCGTGAAGGACCAGTAGACTTAAGTGAAGTAAAGAATTGGATTATAGATTTAAGAAGACAAGGATTTAATTTAGGATTAGTAACTTTTGATCGTTGGCAATCATTTGATATCCAACAAGAATTAAAGCAGGTAGGGATAAAGACTGAAACTTTATCTGTAGCGAAGAAACATTATGAAGATTTAACTATGTTGTTTTATGAAGAAAGATTAGTAGCCCCACATATAGATATATTATTAGAAGAATTATTAGAACTTAGAATTATAGGAAATAGGGTAGATCATCCTCGTAAAAAATCAAAAGACTTGGCTGATGCTATGTGTGGATCAGTTTATAACTCTATATCAAATACAGAAAGAAATAGAATTAAAGAAATAGATATTCATACTTGGTCTCAGGGCGGTACAGACTCAGACAATGCAGATGATTTTTTTCCAGATAAGATTAAAGGTAGTTCCTTAGATTGGAACGGAGGGTACCGTCTTGTCTGATGAAGAAGATTTAAGCGATATCATTTTAAAACTAATAGAAATGGGTGCATTAGAAGTTAGAGGATATGATGATGTAAGCAATCAGTTTATTTATAATCTAACCCCCCAGTGTCAAGAGTTAATGCCAGAGTTATTTGATGAACACTTTAAGATGATTAATGAACTAGCCTTCAAATTATGGTCAAAGGAACTAATAGAAATGACCTTTGATAAAAACGGTATTCCAATGGTTATGCCTAAAGATATAGAACATACAAGATCTATTATGTATACCCTGCCAGATGAAGAAAGATTCTTTCTAGAGAACCTTATAAATAAGTATGAAAAAGACATGAAAGAATAGTGATATAATTTTATTATGCCTTACGATATTATAAGAAATGGTCCAGGATGCAATGGCGGCTATGCCGTTGTAGGACCTTCAGGTGCACTTGGGTGCCATAAAACAAGAGGCTCTGCTATTCAACAACAACGTGCTTTATATGCAGCAGAAGCAGATAGTAAAAAAGTTGTAAAAGCAGAAGAGTGGGAAGGTAAGCCACTATACGATGAATTGTCAGATGCAGAAAGAATGCTTGCAGATTCATTATTAAAGTTAGCACAAGAGGCAGGACCTCTTGATAAAGCAGAAGGAATTTGGGTTGGCTATGTAGATGGTGAAAATAATGAAAATAATTCCATAGGAGTAAACTGTGGAAACTGTGCACTACATAAATCATCAGTTGCTTGTGCAATATTAGAAATGCCAATTGAAGAAGAAGGTGCCTGCAGATTTGCAGTAATACCAGATGGATATGTCACCGTAGGAAACGATAACTCAGATGACATGAACGATGATTTTGATATGTCAAAGGCTTCACTTGCAGATTTAGATTTAAGACCAACAGACTCAATGGCAAACAATGCTCGTAGAGGTTTAGAATTAAGAAGAAAATTTGGTCGTGGCGGTACAGCAGTTGGAGTTGCTCGTGCTCGTGATCTTATGAATAAAAATAAATTAAGTCCAAGTACAGTACTAAGAATGTATTCTTTCTTTTCTCGTCACGAAGTAGACAAGCAAGGTAAAGATTGGAACAACTCAGAAAGACCATCTAATGGAAAAATTGCTTGGCTTCTATGGGGTGGCGATTCAGGATACGCATGGGCTACATCAAAAAGAAATGCAATTATGAGAATCAGATCACAAAAATCTGATGGTGTTTGGATAGATTCTCCATTTAGTTTACAAAAATATATTGACAAAACCGACTTTGAACTGTAGAATAGAATAGTCGAAAGGTTAGTGATGAATAGTGAAAAATCTGTTGAGGTTTTACAATCTTTGCTTCAGTATTATCGTGCAAAGTGCTCCCAACTTGAGTATGAGTTTCTTCTCTTCAAAGTTAATACCGAACTTAAACTTAAAGAATCAAAAACCAAAGAATAAAAATAAAGGTAAATCTCAAATGAAAAACTTAATAGATAAAGATAGTGTCAATGTTGCTATAGTAAATGATAAAGCATATTGGGTACACAACAATACATTCTATACTGCAGTAATAATGGAAAATGGAGAGATAGATGCAGACAATGCATCCCCTGTAGATGTTTTTACCGCTTCTAA